AAGAAGAGTTTTACCTTATCCATGGCCGCCGGATTTTCACTGAAGACCCCCCAGGCCAGCACGATTATGGGCGCCGATAATATTAAAAGGACAAATTCGTCTTTGTAGTCGTTTTGTCGGGCTTCTAAAAGTTTGCCCTGGTAAGCTTCCTCACCTCGAGCTTGTTTTTGCGCATGCAAAAATTGTGCATCCGCCATAGCCATCTTAGACTCTTGGCGCTTTTTAAATATGTGCGTGCCAGCGTTTAAAGCAAGCTTAAGCGCACCAAAAATTGGAAATGCCATACTACCACCAACTAACTTCAGATTTTTTAGAAGCTAACATTCTTCTTTGACCACCTACCTTATTTTTAGTTGGTTGACCTTCAGGGATTTTCATTTCTATTCCACCCTTCTTGTAACCATCTTTATTAAGGTCTTGAGGAATGTTACCTTTGTAAAAAGGTTCCTTATTATCTTTTTTTGTCATAGTTTTCTCCTTATATATTAATATACTATCTTTTAGGCCCTTTCAAGATCTTAACGTCGGCCATTTTCATTAGATCATTGTCCATTTTAGCTTCTTGAGACATCATCTGTTTTGTTAGGGATGTCTCCGCTCTAAGTTCAGCTAAATCTTCATTTTGCTCTAATTTTTCGTCAAATTGTTGTTGACCCATTAATTGCTTAGATTTTTCCATATTAATCTTCTCTTCTTCTTGTTCACGTTTAGCAGAATCATCCATAGCTTTTAAATCAAGTTCTCTGCCTTTTAATTTAGCAATTGGATCGTTTCCGAACTGACCCATAATTTTATTTTCTTCGTTTTTAAATTCTTCAGTCATTTCAGCGATTAATTTCGCTTTTCTAGACTCTAAACTCATGGTCATAGTAACTATTTGCTGTTGATACTGTGGATTTTGCTGTAACATCGGGTTTTGCTGTACCATTTGTTGCATTTGCACCAATTGTTGTATTTCTTCCCTAAATTCCACTTCTAATTGCTCTTGTGCCATTAAAGAAATGTGTTCAAAAATGTTTTTTTCCAATGCACCCATTATTGGGGGCGCATTTCTTGCAATATTAGTCGCCATAAAGTTTAAATGGGTTGTAATATGTGCTTGATGATCTTGTCCTTTAAAAGCTTGAAAGGGTTTTGAGCTCATTGCTAAAATATTCTCTGTTGCAGGGTCCATTGGAGTAGGTGGTCTGGGTGGTGGTAACACTTTATCAATATTTTTAACACCAATTGCTGAATACATAGAATAAAATGCTTCATACATATTATGCATTTGAGGATTTGACATTGCAAGTTGTAATTCTGTTTGTGCAAGCGTGATTCTTTGTGATTGAGAAAAAATATTTGGATCCGCTACAGGAATAATATCTATTTTATCATCAAAATCTGTAACTTTAATATTTCTTTGTCCCCCAACAACATCATACGGATATTCTTTAGCTAAATAAGTTTTAAAAACTCCTGCTAATAATTTAAATTCAGTTTTCATAGCCATATACAATCTTTTATGTATGGCTGACATGACCCTGGAACCACGTTCTAACAGAGCTATAGTCGTCCCAACAGCGGCCTGCTGGTTGCCGTCTCCGACCTGCATGTCAGCGATGGCGGCAAATCGTTGCCCTGCCTGTACCACTATTCCCATCAACTGTAATAAAGTTGGTGAAGGTTCTTTAAATGGTAAAGGCATAAATGCATCCTTGATACTTCCTCCAGGTGCATCAACATCTCTAAATTCGCCGGGTTGTATAGCTTGTGCTTCATCTCTTACACGGATTCCACGTTGTTTAAATCCTGATGGTAAATTGCTTAAAGTTCCTGCGTCTAATAATTGACGTAAAGCAGTGGTTGCTGTTCTTGATAAACCACCGATCATATGAATTAAACCGAAACCATAAAAACCCATACCAGGTAAAAATTTAAAATGTACAAAGTAATCTATTTTTTGTCTTGTTGTATCTTCAAGTTGATAGTTTCTTCTAATTGATAATATTTGTCTGTTACCCATTTCAAGAGTAATAATATATGGAAGTTTAATTCCAGTTGGCTCTCCTGTTGTGTCTTTGTCTTCAAAACCTTCTAAATCTAAATCTTGATGAATTTCTAAAACTGTAAAAATATCTTCGTCTCTAGTTTTTCTAATTCCTTCTAACTCTCTTTCCTTTTTCTCTACTTCTGTTTCTTGATTATACCCAGGCGTTAGTTCTATATCCATATAGAAACCTGAGACTTGTTTTTTTCTTACTTCATTTTCGGACATTTTAACTACATGAACAACTGCCTCTGCATCCTGTAAAGAAGTTGCAGTATAAGGGACTACTAAATCATCAGCGGGTACGAACTTTGAAACGGCTCTACCAAGAAGTTCATCGTAATAAACTTTCTTGAAAGCAGAGCCGCTAAGAGGGAGATAAAAAAGCATTTGATCGAACTCGGGTTCATACTCTCTCATCACATCCATGAGCTGATAGTTCATGAATTCTTTTACTCGGTGGGATTGATCTTCTCTGGCTCTGTCTGCTAGTCCAATTATTTGGGTATTAACTGGACCGGTAGCTGGAAGTAATTCTTTATAAGCTTGCGCTTGAAATTGGGTTACAGCTTCAGCTAACACTGGATGTGTTGCACCGGAAGCTCCTTGAAATGGTTGTGTTGGATTTTCATATTTAAATCCTAAAAGATCTAAACCTTTTGTATAAGAATCTTCCCACTCTCTTCTAGAAGATTTATATTGATCAAAGTTTCCTACTAATTCTGAACCTAATTTACCTAGAATATCATCAGGCAATAATTCTGCTAAATTGTCAAAATGACCTTCGCCGCCAGGTTTATTAATTGCTTCTGGATCAAAATTAACTGTAGCACTACCATCTTCGTCTCTGGTTATTTCTACATCCTCAGGTCCAACTTGTTCTTCAATAGTTTCTTGTTCTGATACAGCGATTTCCTCTTCGCCAGGTACTTTAATTTCAGTCTCTACGTTTGGTAGGGCTTTGTCTATGTCTGCCATTTATATTCTCCGAGTTCTTTATTGTTGTACTTTGTTTTTCAGGAACATTCAACCCTTCTGGGTTAGGTCCCTTTAAAGGTGGAATTTCTTTCCACTTAACATGAGGCATGTTTGCAACAAGAGTTTTATTCTTCACTAAACCAACCTCTTTTATTTCTCCAATCACCAAATTTTTGAAGGCCTGTAATTCCTAATGAAGCAGCGAAACCATAGCCACCCATTCTAGATAGACCTCTTAATGCCGTTGGACTTATTCCAAGTCTCATAATCTTACCTATATTTTCTCCTAAACCTTTTGTTGCTGCTCTAGTCATGGACGATGCAAAAGTAGGTCCTAACCAATTCCACGGGTTAGTTGCGATATCAGTTGGAGAATCTCCTTCTTGAATTTGACCTGCAATGTGTAAAGGTTCTAACGCAGCTAAACCTAATGGAGTTCCAGTTGTCATTAATCCTCTTCCTAAAGTCTTTAAAGCAGTCTTAGTTATTCCTGATGGTTTTTTTCCAAATCTTGCTGATCTAGCAGCTTCAATTGTTGATGGTGCAACGACTGCAGTACCTGCTACTGTCTCTGCTCCTAATACTGGAAGTTGCCAGTCTAAAATTGCAGGTCTTTCTTGTGGAGTCTCATCAATTGGACTTGTCATCATATCGATTAACAGGTTCTTTTGTTGATTCTCATCTGATAAATAAGTTGTTGGATCGTCGTTCATGAATTGCTTAACAAGACCTGCAGTCACTGCACCGGCTGCAGCAATCGCTCCATACTTACCACCTTTTCTGGCAATGTTTAAAAAACCCATTCCTGCAGTTTTAAGCTTTTCAGGAACTGTTTTTATTTTATTAATTTGTTCTGTCGTTCTGACTGGATCTGTATCAAAAGCCATTTCCATTTGTCTGGCACAATTGCTTCCGGCAGCAAAACCAATTCTACCACCTTCAGCTCTAAAGAGATTACATACACCACCTTCATTTGTTTTAGCAGCTTTTAGTAATTGGTTTTTAAAAATACCTAGGTTATCTATTCTTCCCAAAGGATCAAGAACACGTAGCTTTTTAAGACTAGCTGGCGATTGTTTAATTTCTTTTATAGTGGGAGCATCTCCAACATCAATTGAGTATTTTGATTTTTTAAAATACTCACGAAGATCAATACCTAGGCCCTCTAATTCTTCTAATCTTTTGGCGGCATATAATTTAGAGGGGTCTTTCAAAGATAAAGTAGGGAGGTCTCCTTTTTTTAAGTCATGAATATTTCTAAAGTCCTTGTTATATGTATCAAATTTTTTAATAACTGAACCAGGGTTTCCTTTTTTAATAGCATCCTGCAATTGTAATTGATAATCACCTAGCCTTTTAACATACTGAGAATAATGCCCTATATTAAATTTACCTTCCATTAAATTCACAAATTGAGAATAAGGATGAGAACCTGCTCTAGCAGACGGTGATACTCCTACCAGCTCATTAAGATTAAAGCCATAACGTTTAGCTTCAGGAAGCTTGTTATCGTAAAGAGGAATCTTTTCTTTAGCTAAAATGGTTCTAATTTCTCTTTTAAAACTATCCATGGAACCTCTTTGAAAATACTTCTCTCCTAAATTTTCAGTAATAGTGTCCATTGCAATTTGATATCCTCTCGCATGAAAAATATTTCCAAAAGGAGCTTTTTCAATTCCTTCAAAAATAGCTCGGGCCACGCTTTTATTTTTAGGAAGTTTAAAATCAACATTAATAAAATCTTTTCCATTATAAGTTTGAGCTAATCTAAGAGTAGCAGTCGAAGCTTGAGAAGGGGTCCAGCCCCATTTCTCCTGAATAGCGTTTAAAGCTTTACCATCTGCAAAGTTTCCTTCTTTCAATAAATTAATAATGGTCGGGTTTCGGTGAAGTGATTTAACACGTTCCACCACCTCCGGCATAATTCCAAATTTTCTCCCTTTTCTTAAATAATAATCCTGAAGAATCTTAGTTCCGCCTTCTATTTTTCTTGGATCTTTAATAAACCATCTTAAATTTCCTTCACCAAGCCCAATGTTTAATTGTTGTAACTTAAATTTTGGTTTTAAAATTTTTTTAATCATCGCCTGACCTGTACCTACTCGTTCACTTCCTTTGGTCCCTCGTGTCATAGAATCACTAATAATTACCGGAAACCCACTGGTCATTCTTCCTCTTGAATACTTTGCGGTAGGTGCTGCTCTTACTTCTGGTATTCCAAGAAGTTTACCTGCTTCATCGACTGAAATAAGATTTTGTTGTGCTATTTTTCTATAAGTAGGTAGATGTCTTTTAAAACTTTCGTAACTTTCTTTAAGATTTGTTCTCTCGTAAGGTAATAGTTCCTCCCAAGATTTAGTATAGGTCTTTGTTCTAATTCCTAGATATTTATTCCATACCGAACCTTGGTTTCTGACTTGATTATTGTAAAAATCGAGAAGTCCTTTTGAAGGTGTAACAACCATTAAACCTCCAGAATCTTAGCTAGTCCGCCATGTGCATTGGGTTTACGACCTTTTCCTGGGTCCCATTGATATAGGGACTGTCTTGCCATGGACTCATCCACTTCGCCCAATAATTTTCTCATCATACCCATTTCAGCAGCTAAATAATTATAAGCCGTACCATAAAATTCTGATCGTGCGACATGGTTCGTAGAGCATCTCATATACTTAAAACCAAAAGATGCCGCCAACCTTGATTATTGGGGAATGCTTCGGGAAATAACAATGGAGCACGCTATAAGAAAAGAACACAGACTGCCAAC